AAGAAGACTACTTTATCTGCAAGCTAACCACGGCTGTTGGTCCCGTGTACGAGCTGGACGAGATTAGCTATCCCGCTCTTGGCACCGCAAGCGCTTTGGCTGACGCTAAGATTGTAAGCTTTAACGACAGGCTTTACATTTTTAGTGCTACCAACGAGTGCCTTGTGTACGACGGCAGCACCATCACCAAGCTCTTTACGGGCACCAACGACGTAGACTACATTAAGCCGCAAGACGATAGCGGCGTACTTGCTGCTGCTATTGATGGCGACGTTGCTACCGCTGCGTTTGGCCGCTTGTGGGTTAGCGGAGTTAATGGCGACTACCAAAGCATTTACTACAGCGACCTACTCATAGCTACGCAGTGGTACGACGGGCGCGCTGTGCCTGCCGATGCGCAGAACACTGGCGGTATTATTGATGTTAACGAATACTGGCCCCGTGGCACTGACCGCATTGTAGGCATTGTGGCGCACAACAACGCGCTGTTTATTATGGGCCGTGAGTCCATCTTGGTGTACAACAACGCAGCCACGGGCGATCCTGCGGGCACTGACGGCATTGTGCTGGCCGACACCATTACTGGTATAGGCTGCGTGAATCGGGACGCCATTGCTAACATTGGCTCTGACGTACTGTTTGTTGACGACTCTGGTGTGCGCTCCTTGGGCCGTACGATTCAAGAGAAGTCCGCTCCGCTTGGCGACCTAACCTCTAACATTCGCCGTGACATTACGGACATCATTGCCGTTACGGCAGACAAGACTACTATCTCTCTATCGTATTGGCCTGATGAAAACTTAACGGTTGTTAACTTTAGTAACGATGCGCAAGCGTTTGCGATTGAAATGCGAGCGCCTAGCGTAACGGGTGGCAACAAGGTAACGCGCTGGACCGACACGGCTTGGGAGCGCGCTATGTACTATGAAGTTGCCGGCGAAGCCCGTGTGTTGCTTACTAGCGCAAAGAGCGGTTACGGTTTGTTCTTGTACGAAGACGGCCTAAACTATAATGACGAGCCGTTTGAGTTTAAGTACGAGTCTAATTCGTTTACTTTTGGGCAGCCCGCTAACTTTAAGTTTGTAAAGCAGATTGATTTTACCGTTGTGTCCACGCTAACGGATGCGCAAGCGTACGCAGGCTGGGGCTATAGCGGGCGCCTTGACTACAGCAAAGCACTAACCATTACGGCCCAAGCGCCGGCATTCTATAACGTAGCATACTACAACCAAGACGACGAGTATGGCCCTGGTCTAACGACCTTTAAGCGCTATCGCGTCAACGCTAAAGGGAGCGGCGAATCAGTGCTTATTGGATTCCGTACTGAAATTAACGGCAACACTTTGAGTCTTCAAGAGATTAACGTACAGACTCTCATTGGGAGGATTATCTAATGAGTCTTTGGAACTTGTTAGGCGCGGGCGGAGCGCTTGCTGCGGGCCTTGATATTTCAGAAGAGATGCGTCAAACCGGACGCACTGGCGCAGAAGAGATGCGTGCGCTTGGCGAGCGAATGGCAGGCGAAACGGCTTTCCGTGGCTATGGCGTACAGACGGGCCTAGGACGCTCTCAGGTGTCGCCTACGGGCGGTATGGACTTAGGCGTAGGCCCACAAGCAGGTCTGATGCAAGGCGGTCAGCAGCTCTATGGAGGCGCTCAGGCAGCCATGCAGCGTGCCCTTGGGGACACGTCAGCGCGTGAACAAGAAATCTTTAATCGCTCTATGGCTATGCAAGAGCCGGGGCTGCAGCGTGCACAAGCCGCACAGCAAGCCCGTGAGTACGCCATGGGCCGTGGTGGTGTACGCGGCTCACAGTTTGGCGGCACCGCTGAGGATGCCGCTATGGCCCGTGCACGCGCTGAGGCAATGAACCAAGCGTCCTTCCAGGCTATGGGGCAAGCGCAGCAAGAAGCTATGAATCAAGCGCAAATGGGCAATCTTGCAGGGCAGCTTGGCCTTCAAGGCTATAGCGCAGCCTTCACGCCCATGCAGCAGCAGCTTAACGCTATGCAAGTTGCACAGCAAGGCGCTAACATGGCGCAGACTGGGCAGCTCACTGGCGCTGGATACCTTGCACAGCTTGGCCTTGGCGGGCTACAGTCGCAGATTAACGCTGACTTGGCTGCTGCGCAGCTATACGGCAACTTGGCCGGTGCTGGTGCTACGGCACTGCAGGGCATTGCTGGTAGCGGCGGCAGTATTTGGGATGACCTTCGCCAAGCACTTGGCTTCTAAGGAGCGACATCATGGCAGGACAAGACGTAAGCGCCAACCTTGGCGGAATGCTGTCGCAGATTGGCGGAGCGTTTAGTGGCGCGGGACAAGCTGCTGGGCAGGGGCTTATGCAGCCTATAACGATGGCGTTTCGCCCTACGGTAGATATGACTGACCCTGAGTCTTTGCGACAACAGTCTGGTTTTTTTGGACGTATTGGAAACGTGGCGCAACAACGTGCTTTTGCCGACCAAGCTATCGTAGTTGACAAGCAGCAAAAAGCTCAACGCGCTCAACAAGGACAGGCCGCTATTGTTAAGATTCAAGAAGCAATGACGGCTACCATGAACGATCCTGCGTTGTCTGAAGATGTAAAACAGCAACGCATGGCTACGCTACAAAACGCAGCTAACCAAGCAGCCACTAAGTTTGGCCTTGACCCTACGCAAACCATGGACATGGGGCGCAAAGTACAATCTGGTTACAATGCGCTTGAAACGCAAGCAGAAAATCTTGAAGCTATTCGACGCTCTAATCAACGCCAAGCAGGCGTTATGGCCTTAGAGGCTGCTGCAAGTAACCCGGAGCGCTTTGAGCAAACGCGCAATCAGCTAGAAGCGCAAGGCTTTGGTGACGTGGTGCGTGCGTATGACCTTGGCGAGCAAGAGTATGCTGCTAAGATGGCTGAGTATAACGGTAAAATTCAAGACAACGGACAATGGACGGACCAAGAAACGGCACTAGCAAAAGAGCTTGGCGTGTCTGCTAGCGAGCTGGCTACGTGGAAATCTAATGCCCCGCGTGGACGTATTGCTTTGCGTCAACGTGCACAGTCCGAAGCCGCTAAGGTCCGTACAGACGCACGCGCTAAGCCACTAGCTGACGGCGTAGTAAAAGACTTGGTGCCTGGAGTGCTGCGTCAGCTTAAGCGTGAAGGGTCTGAGTGGTTTGACATTTTTGATAAAGACGTTGAAGATTTGGCTGACGACATTCTTAGCGACGAAGAAGCGCTTAGCGACATCACTGCTTTGATTCGTGCTTCTGGTGTAAAGAATCCCGCAGAAGTTAAAGAATTGATTCTTAGCGAGTTGCGTAAGAAAGACCAGTCTATTTGGCAAGAGTGGGGCTGGGCAAAGAACGCCGTGGATTCTTACAATGAAGGACGCGGCGTTAAGTCTGTAAACGTAGGCGGTAAGACGGTAACCATTGAAGAAATTACGGAGTAACAATGCCTACATACAAGATTACCGCTGACGGTAGGACGTATAAGGTTACTGCGCCGGACCAAGAGAGTGCTTTAGCGGCGCTCAATATGCAAGAGCAAGACCTTACGACTACCGCTGAGGACATCCAAGGGGCAGGCACTAAGATTCTTGACGGCCTGCTTCTTGGCTTTGGCGACGAAGCGGCTGCCGCTATGCGTGCTGGGATTGACGTAGGCGTAGCCGGCTTGTTTGGCGAGGAGGCATCGCTGTATGGCGGGGACTTTTCGCGTGCCTATGAAAACATTGTGGCCCAGCAACGTGACGTTGAGAAGCGTTTTGAGGAGCAAAACCCTAAGCTTGCTCTTGGGCTTGAAGTTGCTGCTGGTCTGCCTACCGGCATGGCTACCGGTAAGGCGGCCCTCATGGGCGCTAGCAAGGCCGCAGCGGCAGCAGGCAAGGCAGGTACTACTCGTATGTCTAACGCCCTTGCAGGGGCCGCTGTGGGCGCCGTAGAGGGCGGCACGTACGCACTCAACGAAAAGGAAGGGGACATCGGCCAGCGTATTGACGCAATGACCACGCAGGATGCGTTGATTGCTGGCCTGGGCGGGGCCGCTGGGGCTGTTGGCGGATCGCTAGTTCGCGGTACGTCGCCGGAAAGCCGCACTATTGGCGAGCTGTCTAGCGGTGTAGTGAATCGCTTGAACACTGCTGCTAAGTCTACGGCAATCAAGACCAAAGAAGTAGCAGACGATATTGGTGAGGTGGCGTTTAAGGCTGTAGAGTCTGTGTCGCCGTCGCTTGCTAAGGCAGGGCGTGACACCATACATCAGCTTAGCGACACCGCAGGTGCAGCCGTAACGGCTATGCGTCCCGCGTTTGACGAAGTGAAAGACAAGTTTGACCGTTTGTTTCAGCCTGTTAAAGATTACGCTGTAAACAAAGTAGGCGCTCAGTTTGGCGCACGGCTTCATCGTGGTTCAATTAACGGGCAGCGTGTTATTAATAAAGTGGACGAGCTGTTCACGCGCAACAGAATGTTTGAGTTGCGTGATGCTATTGAAGGCAACAATCAGCTCAAAGCTGCAATGGCCGACTACGCAAATCCTAATCTTGCACCCAAGCAGCGTGCTGTAGCCTTACGCGCTGTAAAGCGTGAGCTTAACGATAACAACTTGTTTAATAGCTATCGTCGCTTTATCAAAGAGCAAGAAGCGCTGCTTAACGACATTGCTCAAGGCACTCAAAGCGTTAAACGTACTCGTGGCTATATGTCCATTGCTGCTGATTCTGATAGCAAACGAGATTTGGCTACGCGTTCTCTTGAAGCAGAGCGTAAAGCAAGCGAGCAAGCTGCACGTTTGTCTACCGCAGACGTAAGCGCTAAAGAAAAGATGAAGGTTGCGCGCTTGAACGCTGACGGTAGCGGTCTATCCAAAGCGGGCATGGAAGCCCCGGTGATGAACCCTATTGACTCTCACCATTATTGGATGCGCTCTCACGCTCAGTTAAACGAAATGAACAAGGTGCTTGGGCTACGTGGCGCACGCACTGAAGAAGAGCTGGCGGAAGTAGCGCGTGGCGGCTTCTTTGGTAATCAGCTTCGGGCAAAGCTCAAATCTGCTGGCTATAGCGACGAAGCTGTAGGCAACGCTGTTGAGATTTACAATCAAGTAGTGTGGGGCAGCCAGCGCGGTATGGCTAAAGAGTTGCAGGCGCTTCGTAACGTAGGCTATGCGTCCGCTATCGGCAACCCCTACGGTGCAGCGCTACAGTTCCACGACTTGTTTAACAGCGCCTGGGCGAATGGACGCCGCGAAACCTTTGAGGCTCTGGCGCGTAAGAATGGTTTTGATATTAGTGTTGAAGATGTAGGCATTGCGCAGCAGATTCACAGTGAGATTGTGAACGGTGCTAAAAAGGCTGACGGTTCGTTTTCTAACACAGCTTTGGCAGACTGGGCAGCATCACGTTCTCAGAAGCTTGTAGACTTTGCTATGCGTGCTTCTGGCTTTAGAGCTATGGACGGCTGGACGAAAGGCAAGATTATGTCTTCTGCTTTGGGCAAGGAGTTCAAGCAGCTAGCGTCTAGCCCCGCGCAGTGGCGTAGTAAGTGGCGCAATACGTTTGACACGGCGGAGCTTAACGAGCTTGAAGCAGCGCTTAAGAACAAGGACACTAGCAACGAGTTGGTCAAGCAACTTGCTGCCCTTAACCTAGCTGACTTGCAGCCTATCAGCGCAGCTAGTAGTTCGTTAACGCAGCTTAGCGTCCCTAACGCACGCATCCTGTACATGCTGAAGGGCTTTGCCATGACGCAGCTACAGCTTATTCGTAAGCGTGTTGGCGGGGAGCTGAAGCGGGGTAACAAGAAGGAAGCAGTTAAGGACATGCTGGCTTACTTCTTGATCTCTGGCGGCGGATACGGCGTTGTGAACGAAACACGTCAGCTTGCCAAGCTAGAGTCCCCTGACTATGGCAACGTGCCGGCTCTTGCGTTCTACCAAATGATGTCTATCCCGACGCTTGGTGCGTTTGGTGGCAATCAGTACGCTGCGCACTTGTTCCAGCAAAACCCTGTGGAGCAGATCACGTCTAACTTTGTGCCTGTTGTGCCTGTCGCAGAGGGTGTCGGTAAAGACTTGTCTAATCTGTTTACCAAAGGTGAAATCATTCCAGACAAAACGCTTAGCTCTATGCCTTTGATTGGTCCGTTCTATCGGGGCATCTCTGAGAAGCTGGAAAGCGAAAGCGAAGAGTAAAGCGTAACGCCCGCTACACGTCATGCGTAGCGGGCGCTTTGCTTCCCTACAAGTCCTCCTCCTTCACGAAGATGCCGTGGCGCATCTGCCCTTTGCGGTCCTTAATCTTATTGTAGCTGATTGTTAGCGCCTGCTTCAGCGTAAATCCGTTACGCGTCGCAATGTTAATCAACACCACCAAGCAGTCGCCTAGTTCATCCCGCAAGTCAAAGCCATCATGGACATCTTGGTCCAGCTCATGCACTTCCTCTAGCAGCTTGTGCATTTGTGCTGCGTCGCTGCTGCCTAGGATTAGGTTGCGGTCGTCATGCCATTCAGCTACGCGATGCTCTAGTTCTTCAAAGGTCACTTCGTCAACTCCCTTGCCCATACACGTTCATTGATGTGGCTGTTGTAACAGTGGTTCGGATCAAACCAGAACAGGTCGTCCAGTGCGTCTTCAGCTTTGCTCCAGCCCTCGCGGTGGCAGCGTCCTGATACGGACTCATATGGCAGCCCGTTCAGGAACACTACGTTTGCCAGTACAGACAGGGCGTGAAAGACGCGGTGCAGATAGCTTTTCATGGCCCGTACTTCCTTTCAATCAGCAGCTCCAAGTAGTGAATGGCTTTCAGTAGGTCTTCCTTGCCGCCCTTCTGCTCGTGGCGCGTCACGTACTTAACCACGTTGCCTTCCATAAAGCCCAGCTCGTTCTGGTAGATGAAGTCGATGGGCTGAATAGCTAGGCG